GCATAATGTATGCCAAGCAAGAACGGCTTTGTCGCTTCACGAGTTATATGGATAACCTCCATCATTCTCTCTCCTCGCAAATAACAACCTTCACGCCGTCTGTGTGGGTCTTGACGGGCTTCATATCCTTGAACGGCAAGTCGGAGCAATCACGGCTTCCCCAGATGCAGTTAAGACAATCAATTTGGCGGGGGATGTGGGTTTCTTTTGTCATCCCTCAAAATCCCTTATGTCCATCACATCAAGCCCAACAGCCTTTGCCAAATGCCATTCAGCACTTGCCCCGACGCTTAACCCCCAACCTTCCAGCATCACGATTGTATCAGCGGTCAGGCATATGAAGTTGGTGTAAGCGGCAAATGATTTCCGCGCCTCAAACTCGGCAGGGTATTCGGCTGGGTTAAAAACAAAATGGCCCTGCTCGCGCAAACCCCGCGCAGCCCCGTGAAACCGTGGGTAATTGAAATCCTTTAGCCCCGTCATGGGGCCGGATAGGTAGATGGTTCGTTTCTTGGTCATTGGTCGTTCCTCCTGTTTAAGTTGACCAGCCGCTTTCGGTTCTTGGGTTCAGGCGGCTGGTCGGTGGTTAGCCTTCGCGCGGTTGCTCGAATGAGCGTGAATCGCATAACCCGCGCTTGGCTATATAAAGACTTCCGGTAGCTCCCGACGGGAACCGTTCCAAGTAATTATACGTTTCTATATAAACAAAACATATTTTTTCCGGTCGCCTTTATTCTGCTGCGAACAAATCCAATCCCGTTTGTTCTGCATCCTGTAAATTCTTATTCGCTTGCGCTGCGTATTCAGGCTTCAATTCAAACCCAAGATACCGCCGCAATCCCTTTACAGCTTCAAATCCTGTTGATCCAATGCCGTTGAATGGGTCCATCACAACGTCTCCGGGTTTTGAATATAACCGCAAACATTTTTGAATTGTATCGAGCTGCAATGGACAAACATGCTTCTCGTCATTAACGCCCTTTTGACGTCGCAAAACGCGACCTTGCTTAATGTCCATCCAGACAGGCGACGCGATGCGCTGCCAATCGTAAACATCAAACTCCGCCTCTTTTAGCAGAATGGCCAAAATATCATCGTCAGGAATTTCAGCAACCATCCCATGACGTCTCAAGTCTTCCAACCATTTGCGAGCGATTGCAACCGCGTCATCTGATTGCGGCGCACCATGTTGAATCGGCTCTTCGTTTATCCCGTCCTTGCGGAAAAATAGCATATAATCCGGCATTCCTACGCGGTTCATAACGCTGTCTTTGCGAATTTGTTTATACAGCAACCCTAAAGCCTTCGTGCGCTGCATTTCAACTACAGGGTCTTTCCATATTGTTGCGCGGCCGTGATACGTTAATCCAGCGGCCCGATGCGCCTTTATCAAATCTCCAGAGAAATCCATTAGACCGATCGCGCCGTGCTTACCTTTTCGCATTGGCAAATCAGTGCAGTGAATGCAAACCATCCGGCCAGTTCGCATAACCCGCGTTAAACTTTCAGCAAAGAACCTATACTGTTCAAAGAACGCATCGCCCTCACCGCTGTTGCCAAGGTCGCGCTCGCTGTCTGAATACACGAACAAGTCGCCAAAAGGCGGGCTAAAAATTGATATATCAATGCTTTCTTCTGGCATTGAGTGCATACCTTCAATGCAATCCGATACGTGGATTGCCCATCCATCGCCTTGATATTCTGGGTTTTTCATGTTGTTACCTCCGATTTAATCCATTCAGGAAAGGCCAAATCTAACGGCCTGTTATATTTCACGCGGGTTTCTGTTTGCGATTGCGCGGACTTCATAGCCTTTGCCATGCGTCGCTTCATTTCGATATGTTTTTCGGCTTTCATATTAACCGCTGACCATATGCTGTTTTCTGTGTCACTGATTACAATATCATTCACAACTTGCTCGGACTGTCCGAACCTATGCGACCGCCTAACAGCCTGATAATGCTGCTCGTAACTGAATGATATGCTCGCGAAAACGGCGTGAGCGCAATGCTGCCAGTTTACCCCAAATCCTGCCAATTTTGGCTTGGTTACGATAACCCGAAAGTCACCGTCTGCAAAACCTAGCAGCCGTTTTCCCTTTTCTTCGGGCGATAGTGATCCATGCACCTCAACCGCGCCTGGGATCATTTTTGCAAGAGTTGAGCTTTCGTCGTTTGTCTCGCACCAAACAGTTACAGGCTTATCGTGCGTTGCCAAATCAGCCGCTTTTTCGCATCTTGCATCAAGCGTTAGCCGCTTTTCCTTATGAAACGATGTTGCAGACATTTCTGGGATGCGAAACAGCATTCCTTGTTCAACATCTTTTTGACGGTCAGATTGAACGACGTGAATATTCCGATCAATTTTCGGCAAAATATATCCATCATCATCGCCGCCCAAATCGCTAGGCAGTGTCGCACATCGCGACCAACTCGCAACCCACGCCCAGAAGTCCTCGACCGCATGGCCTTTTAATCGCCAATCCTGCGACGCGGTGGATGTGTCATTAATAAACCATTTTGATAGCATTTCTTGCTGGCGCATCACGCCTAGAAACTCAGCATGATTACCAAGCTCCATGTGGTCGTTTGGGCTTGGGGTTGCTGTTGCCGCTAGTTTGTATTCCGTATCGCGGAACGCATCCATAAGCATATTGCGCGTTCGTCCTCCAAACGATTTCAAGATTGAACTTTCATCCAGAACAATACCGCCGAACACAGACGTATCTATTTTTTGTAGCCGTTCATAATTTGCGACCATAATCCCAGACCCGACTTCGTGGTTTTCGCGTATTTGCCGAGCCTCAATTCCGAATTTTTCGCCCTCTCGAACCATCTGACCCGCGACAGCAAGCGGTGTTAAAATCAAAACGGGCTTATTTGTTTCTTCGCAAACCTGCTTGGCAAACTCCAATTCGCATAGAGATTTCCCCAGACCAGTATCAAGGAACGATGCAGTTTTTCCGTTTTGCAAAGCGAAGTTAATAGCAACCTCTTGATGGTATTTTACATGGCGGTTTATTCTACGCGGATCAAAACCGTGACTATCCGTAGATGTTTTTTGGCGAGATATGAACTCTCTATATTCTTGTATTAATTTATCTTGCATGACAATTCCCTTTGTCTCCCATTGATAACGCGCGGCAGCGGGTGGGTTCCCGTTTTCAATCGGCCAATCTAGCCGCGCTTGAATACGGTAACTTATTATAACTAATCTTTCAAGATCATAAAATCCGAAAGCCTTTATTCTAATTAGTTGCCCGTCAACTTGTTGTTTCTAGGTATCCTGTTGACGGGCGGCAGTAACGGCGGGGGTAGTGTGATACAAACATTTAAGTGCTTGTCCCCGCCGTCATAACCCTCTGGGGGAGGGCTATTCTTCGCAAAACAATCCACAGTCAAAAGCGTCCATATTTAATGGCATTCCAATATCTGTGGCCTTCAATTTATCCAAATAGATGCGCTCGCCTTTAACTCGCACCAGCTTTGCACCCAAGCGACGCGACATTTCGCAGCGTTCCTTGAACACTTCTGGATAATGCTCACGCACCAAGTTCCAATATGTCGGGCTTGTTGCTTTTGAGCATCCCGGACAGTTAGCATTCGGAAAGCCCTTTGCATAGATCGCTGGCAAAGCTATTCCGGCTTGGCGGATAACATCAAAACACATCGCCTTAGTCATTCGCAAGTCAATCAAGACAGGCAGTATGGTATCGCGCTCCGTTAGCTTGAACCGTTCATGCCGACGCTTTTCCTCGTAGGTAAAGCCAAGAACAATGTAGTCGTGGGCGTTGTTTTTCTCCCATTCTTGCCTCGCCTTTTTCTTCAACTCCGTCGTGCATGGCGCACCCATTGGAAACGACATAGCTTTACGCTTTTCCCAAACGTCAACGATTGAGCATGTTGGAAACTTGCTATTGATCGCGGTTTCTATTTCTTGACCTAGCCATGCCTGCACATCAAGAAGGAAGCGGTTGTTATCAATATCCTCCTCTGCAATTGGGTTGTTGATAACGCGAACAATATGAGTGTCGCCGTACATTTCGATTGTTTTCTTTGCCGCAACTGCGCTTGCCGCGCCGCATGAAAACCAAACAGCAATCGTTTCCCTAATCATTCTTATATAACTCCAAGCTGTTTCCCTTGTTCATCGTTCCATCTTCATACTCAACCCAATCATCGCCAGCATCAACAACCGCACTGGGCATCATATCGGGCCGGAAAAGGTGAGCCTTACAAGGCCCGTCCTCATTAATCGCGCACGACCACCCACCCTCCTTTTCCGGCGTGGCGTGGGCGCAAGTCCGACAGTTAACCTCCGGCAATGCCCCGCGCTGGCAAACAAACCGATAATCGCAAAACTTGCATTGATACCAGTCATCGCTTTCCGCAAT